TACACCTACTCTGTTCGCTCTGATGGGGACTTCGATGTCAGTGTCGTGGCCCAGCGATATGGGGGTGGCGGACACAGGGCGGCTTCGGGTTTCCGTACTCCGCAGCTGCTCCCAGAGCTTCTGACCTAGGAGGCCCCCTCTCTGATCGCATTCGGGGGGTGTTGGAGAGGGGGTCTCTGCTTCCGGGATCCGGTACCTTTGTGGCAACTTACAAAGGAGATCGGCATGAAGCTAACACCCCTTGTTCCGTGGCTCTTGTTCATTCTTGGGCTATCCCTGGCATGCGCTGGGGTTTCTGCTGACGTTCGGCAGTTCACCAATATCGCAGACAGGCAACTTTCCCACTATCGGAGCGGTGCGGCGGTTACCGCCGACAACTGTGCCGCTTTCGAAGCGGGGGCGGTTGCTCTGGAGGAGGGTCCCGACACGTTGCGGGGTCCTCGGGCGGATCGGATCCCGGCAGCCGTGGTGGCCATGCATCGGAGAGCCCTTGACTGCGTGGCTCTTCTTGATAAGTCTTTGACGGCTGGCCAGTGGCTCCGGTTCCGTGCGGCGTCTGTCCAGATCTGGACTGCTCGGAGGCAGTTAGTTTCTGGGGAGGGGGGCGGCTGATGGAGTTTATGCAACAGAGTACCTGGGACGTGGTACGGGGAGCTGCTCTCGATGGGGTCTCCTCGCTGACAGCGTTGGCGCTCGACAGGCTGGCAGAAGGGGATCCCGTCCCCGAGAACCCCTCTGAGCTGGTGAACGTGGCCAAGGGGGAGCTGCGTAGCTACTTCTCTCGCAACGGGTTCACTGTCCTCAAGCTCACCGCAGGGCTGGGGAAGCGGTGGGTTGAGTCTCTGGGGGCAGAAGTGTCTCTTGAGCCCATGTCTCCGGAGGATTATGCGGAGCTGGCGGCTGAATCTTCTGCGGAGGAGGTGTTGACCCGGTTTGAGGATGACGCGAAAGCAGCGGTGGCGGCAGTAGCGTCCTTGGAGGAGGTCAACAGGCTGATCTCCGACGGCCAGCACGGGCTCTCCAGTCTCGCACGGCAGTCTCTGGCGTACGGGCTGAATTTGCTCGCGGTCAAGACGCTCAAGCTCTGAGGCACGGCGACCTCGGGAGATCTTCCCAACACCTCGTCTCTTCCGGGGTCGCACTCTCCTCTACATGGCGTTCAAGAAGACACCGAAGCAGATCGAAGCTTGTGAGTTGATGAATACTCACAAGCACGTTCTGTTGTACGGGGGATCGCGGTCTGCCAAGACCACTGTCGCGGTTCGCAACATGGTTCTCCGGGCGGTCAAACGTCCTTCCCGCCACCTCATAACCCGCTACCGGTTCAACCACGCCAAGGTGTCCCTCTGGTACGACACCATCCCCAAAGTCCTGCGGATGTGTTTCCCAGATCTGGACTACTCCACCAACGAGACAGACTGGTTCTTCCGGATTCCTACACAGTGTGGGGGAGAGTCCCAGATCTGGTTGGGGGGCTGCGACGACAAAGAGCGTACCGACAAGGTTCTGGGGAACGAATACAGCACTATCCTGGTCAACGAATGTAGCCAAGTGTCTTTCGACGCGGTCACTACCCTGTGGTCACGGCTGGCGGAGATGTCGGGGCTTGAGCGCCGATTCTACTATGACTGCAACCCGGGGTCCAAAAAACATTGGTCTTATTTGATGTTCGTTTTGGGGATGAACCCGGATAAGGCATACCATGGGCTGGACGTCGCGCACCTTCAGATGAACCCTATTGACAACATCGCCAACCTGGACGAGGACTACCTCAAGCTGCTCAAGGGGCTCCCCAAGCGCAAGCGCCAGCGGTTCTTGGATGGGCTCTTCATCACAGATGTCGAGGGGGCTCTTTGGAACGACGTCATGGTGAACGAGGCGATCAACAAATTCCAAGGTGAGATCATCCGCACTGTGGTCGCTGTAGACCCCTCTGTGTCCAACCGGGAGGATTCTGATGAGTGCGGTATAGTTGTGTGTAGTCTTGACGAGTTCCAGGATGGGGTTCTCCAGGCGGACCTCAGTGGGAAGATGTCCACGAGGACTTGGGCTCAGCGGGCTGTGAACGCATATTACCTCTACCGCGCCAACTGTATTGTGGCGGAGGTGAACCAGGGGGGAGACCTCGTTGAGGATGCGATCCACAATATCGACCCTAACATTCTGGTGGAGAAGGTCCACGCGTCCAAGGGCAAGTTTGCGCGAGCTGAGCCCATCTCTATGTTGTACGAGCAGAAACGGGTGTCCCATGAACAGGAACTCCCGGAGCTTGAAGAGGAGCTCACAGGGTGGGTTCCGATCGATACCAAGGAGAGTCCCAACCGTCTGGACGCAACGGTGTGGGGGCTCACGCACTTGATGATCGAAGAGATTCCAAGCGAACACCACTTTGGGCGGGCAGCGTGATATGGGTTTGAGATTCTGGAGGGGTCAGAGCGAGCGAAAGGTGGACGAGGGTCAAGAGGTCAAGGCGGCCATGGGGCTCTCTGAGGGGTTGGCCTCCTTGCTTTCGTTCGGCACGTCCACGAGCGCGGCCACGGCGCAGGGGGCAATTCGGATATACGAGACCTGCTCAGCGGTCCATATCCCTGTGGAGATTGTGGTCAATACGTTTGCCACCATCCCCCCGGTGTTGCGTGTGAAAGGCAAGGTGGTTCGGGAGCACCCTATGCTGGACCTCCTCAACAAACCCTCCCCAGATTTCACTGGGACCCTGCTGCGGGAGGTACTTGCCACCAACTTTCTTGTGGCGGGGGAGGCTTTCCTTGTGGGTCTTGGGGGTGTAACCCGGCCCCCGTTGGAGCTTCAACCTATCTCACCCACCGTGATTTCCCACACCCCTGGAGAACTGGGCACTGTTGGGCAGTTCTTGAACACGGGGGAAGCCCTCTCAGGGAACTATACCAGGACCCTCAAGAAGAACCGCAGGATGTATTTGAGGGGAGGGGATACGGAACTGCGCCAGATTCGTGGGTTCTCCACCAAGAACGGGTCCCTGATGCGGGGGCAGTCCCCCCTCATCTCTGCGGCGGCTGAGGCCCGCCAACATATCTTGGGCACCGGACACAACATTTCCCTCCTGGAGAAGGGTGGGCGGTTGTCTCTGCTGTTCCATTACAAGCAGAAGAACATGAGCCGTACGCTGTTCAACGAGACCCTGAGGAGAGTGAGGGATCAGTTCGGGGGCTCTGATGAGGCGGGGGCGATCGGGGTCACCTCAGGAGATGACCTCGACATCAAAGAGATGGGTGTTAACAACAAGGACATGGACTGGGGGGTTCTCCAGTCCACCGCTGCCAAGGTTTGTGCGCTCACCTATCGGGTCCCCCTCCCCCTCATCGGGGAGTCGGCCACATTCTCCAACTTTGCAGCGGCCATGCTAGCCCTGTATGACTACGCGACAATCCCGTTGTCCAAGCAACTCTACGGGGGGTTGTCGGACTTCCTGATGCCGCGGTACGGGATGGAGGATTCAGGGGCCACTCTCGAGTTTGATGCTCAGGCGGTCACTGCTCTGGTGTCTCGACAGGTGGAGGAGCTGGGCAAACGGAAGAGCCTGTATATCGACACCACTGATGAGATGCGGGGCTACGTAGGGGCAGACCCGGCACCTCTCGGGGCGGGTACATCCATCATGGTGCCCTCATCTCTGGTGCCACTGGGGTCCGAGCTTCTGGGGGAGGAGGAGCTGGAGCCCGAAGAGCTGGCGCCTGAGGAGGAGGAGGAGCTGGAGGAGGAGTTGCCGGAAGAGAAGCCTGACGAGGAGGATCTTGAGAAGGAGTAGCGGTGGCCAACGCTGCCCAGCGTGAAAGACCTCTCAAGCTTCAGCTGGAGGGGCTGCTTCGCCCCCCGATCGAGCGGTTGCACAAGAAGCAATCCCGACGCTTCCACGATTCTGTTCTGAGCGGGGGGTCCTTCACTGCGTCTACGTACCAAAACGTGCTTGAGACCCTGCTGCGGAAGCACTTCCACGATGTCTTGCGGGTGTTCGGGGAGACTGTTAGAGATCAGCTCCCCAAACGGGTCCAGTCTACCGATGAGGAAGACGACGTCATTGAGATTGCCCAGGATCTCTATGCGCGTCGGAGGGCTCGTTTCCAAGCCCGTTTCATCCTGAAGACTACCCAGACAAACGCAAACAACGCGTTCCGAGTGGCGCGGGAAGCGCAGATGGACCGCTTCACGCGTACGGGGAAGCGTACTCCTCGCAAGGAGTTGGCCCTCCACGCGTCCACGCTCTTCGCGCGCCGGTTGAACGGGAGGGTCACGGGGATTGTTTCCACCGAGACCCAGGGCATGTCGGAGTCTGCCAAGCTCATCGAAGCGCAGGTGCTGACCTATCAAGAGCCTATCGGGTATGAGGTCAAGGCAGCGGCAAAGGAGCCCGCGCTCAAGAAGACTTGGCGGAGCTACGGGGACCACAGGGCTCGTGAGGCCCACCTTGATGCCGATGGCCAGACCCGGTACACCGAAGATCCCTTTGTAGTGGACAGTGAGAAACTGCCCTTTCCGGGGAGTCGAGCGCTGGGGGCAAGCAAGGGGAACACCTACAACTGTCGATGCTCGGTGGAGTTCGATGTGGATTCTGTCATCGACGTCCGCAGCGGGAAGCAGGCTCTGGAGGAGGATGTGTTGGGGAAGCCCAAGCCCCTTCCCAAGCCCAAGCCCCTCCCCAAGCACGTACCCAAGAAGAAAGCGGCCAAGAAGAAAGCAGCGGGCGGCAAGGAACCCTTGCCCCTGAGCGAGATTCAGAAGGCCATACGGGCAGCGTTCGCTCGCAGACCTCGTGACCACTATCGGAGCTCGGATGCGGCCCATGAGTGGGTGGCCCAGAGCGCTTGGAGGCAGCTGACAAAACACGCCTCCAAAGAGTTCACAGTGCCTTCGGGGGCACGAGTCCGCTCTGTGACAGATCGGATGTACCTATGGGGCAGAGCCAAAAAGAAGGCAGGGGTCAAGAAGAGCGCGGTCAAGAAGGCAGTGGCCAAGAAAGCGGGGGTCAAGAAGGCAGCGGTCAAGAAGGCAGCGGTCAAGAGGGCAGCCCCCAAGAAGAAAGCACCCAAAGGCAAAGAGGAGGACAAGAAGCAGGTCAGTCTGGGTACTATTCGGCAAGCCCTTCGCTTTGGGTTTGCTCGCAGACCTCGTGTCCACTACCGAGATTCCCCGTACGCTCGTGACTGGGTTGTTGAGAGTGCGCAGAGACGTCTGGACAAGGTGGTCTCAGAGGGGTATGTGGCCCCTTCTCAAGGGCGAGTTCGTTCTATCTTGGACACGATGGGGTTGTGGGGGTCCCCAAAGAAGAAAGCGGGGGTTAAGAAGGCAGTCCCCAAGAAGGCAGTCCCCAAGAAGGCAGTCCCCAAGAAGGCAGTCCCCAAGAAGACCTCTCCTGGGAAGCTAGACCTTCGACAAGAAGCCCCTTCAAGTCCGGTTCCCGGTACCCCAGGGATGTTTCGGACTTCTGGAGCGTCTGACGGGTTTGTCAGACAGACGGAGGAGGCATTTGCCACGCTTTCGGGCGGGGTGAAGCGGCTCCTGGAAAGAGCAAAATACAGGTTTGTTCTCGGGGACCATCTGACGGAAGTGAGTCCTTTTCTCAAAGGGCGGACACCTCGGGGTTGGCCCCCGGATATGACTTGGGACAGCGCAGAAGGACTCCACCGAGGGAGGTCCAAGCTTGTCATCGTTACCGAGAACACTCTTTCGGGGGGGAGGACAATAGGGGTGTCTCGTCCTAGAGCTACAGAGGTGTTCTATCACGAGACGGGACATGCCGTGGACGGTGCTTTGGGGGACGTTGCGAGCGATCTCAACAGCAGGTTCTTCAAAGCTTGGGAGCAAGACGTGCAGCGCCTTTCGGACCCGCAGAAAACGGGGTTTGGGTACTATCTTCAGAAGGGGACTGCGGGCGCAAAAGAGACTTTTGCGGAGTCTTTTAAGCATCTGACGCACCGGTCGATAGGATCTGAGGAGAAACGGGCGCAGTTTTTGGAGCGGTTTCCAAACGCTGCTAGCGAAGTGCGGCGGTTACTCGATACGCTGGCACCGGGGTGACCCTATGGGTACTGCGTTTGTTACAACTAAGACTTTCCATGAGATCAATGTGCAGTATTTGCTTCGCGCGGGGGACTTGGTCGCAGAGGGCCATGAGATTCTGTATCCGGGGGGTGTTTTCTTTGGGTGGTCTTTCAACGAGTTGGTGGCGGAGGGGGCTCCCGACGTGCTGGAGATTCCCAAACCCTCTGCTCCGAGATAGGAGAGTTCGCGCCCATCCACCACACGTTCTATGCTCTACCCATATGGAGGGGTCCACAGATGTTTGAGACCAAGGTGTTCGGAGGGTACGTTTCAGACGAATGCAAGGAGCTGAGCGTTGAGGGCGTGCGCGTTGGAGTTGTCAAGGGGTACCTCGCCACCTGGCAGCCTGACCAAGGGGGGCGCTTTGGGGTTCCGGAGCAGTTCTTCAAAGGCGCATTCGCCGAAGATCTCCAGGACAAGCGCAACAACGGCAACAGACCTCTCAAGCTCAAGCTGATGCACGATACTGTCATCGGGCGGTTCCCCTTGGAGACAGTCCGAGAAGACGACATCGGGTTGTACGGGGAGGGCCACATCAATCTGGAGACTCAGCTGGGAAGAGAGACATACGCCCTTGTGAAGCAGGGGGCTCTTTCTGACTTCTCCATCGGGTTCAAGGCGATCGACGACACTATCACGAACGATAGGCTCCGGGAGATCAGGAAGTCCAAGGTGCGAGAGGGGAGCATTGTTGACGAACCCATGAACGTTGGGGCCGTGATCACGGAGATCAAGGGGGCCCAGTGCTTTGCAGACCTCCCGTTGGCGTCTGCGGACCACTCGTGGGATGTCGAGGGGGCTTTGGAGAGGATCGAAGAGCTGGACGGGGAGACCAAGCAGGCGTTTCTGTGGGTGAACCCGGAGACTTCGGAGCGCCGCTACCCCATCGCCGACATCGTGGGGGAGACGCTTATGGCTATCCCCGCAGCGATCACGGCTGCCGCCACGGAGCTGAAGCGGGTTTCTGAGGGAGTTCCTGAGGATATCCGGTTGCGGATGGTGGAGCACTTGGGTCGATACTACGCAAAAATGGGGCAGACCAGCCCGTTTGCAGAGGGGTCTCGCTTCTGGGGCGTGGAAGACGTGAAGCTGTGGACCCCCCGAGATTTCAGGGAAGCCCTTACGGCTACTGACATGTTCAGCAAGAGCGCGGTCAAGGCTCTTGGGGGGCGGTTCGAAGCCCAACTAGACGGATCGCTAAAAACGAGGGATAATCCTCTCCAAGCAATGCTCGACGACATGAGATCGTTGAGCGCCACACTTCGGTAGGACGAATCCAGTTCGTTACTGCTTCGGGTCTGCTCCAGGCAGATACCACACGTGGAGAATCGCAGATGAGACATTCACTTCTCAGGGAGATTCACTATGTCCGAGACAGTAGTCACGCAGAAGGATCTGCAAGGGGTCCACGAAGCGTGGGGCGAATTCAAGCGTGAATTCGAACAGAACCGGGGTGGCACGGAGGAGAAGCTTGAGCAGATCGGAGTCACGCTCGATGCTTTCGAGACCAAGAACCAGGAGGTTTTGAAGCTCGCCAACGCCTCTGTCCAGCGATCCGAAGCGCAAGAAGAGCGCATGAAGGAGCTGGAGCTTGAGCTCGCGCGCCGCAACGAGACCAAGTCCACCAGCGAGAATTGGCGCGACAGCGGGGAGTTCAAGGCTCTCAACCAGTTCTGCCGGGGTCCGGGGCACTTCAGCGGTCTGGACGAGGAAACCAAGGCACTCCTCCGCACCGACATCGCGACAGAGGGTGGAGTCCTCGCACCCGTTGAGCTCGACAACGCGATGCTCAGGAACATCACAGAGATCGATCCGCTCCGGGGGGCAGCTCGGGTCCGTACCGTTTCGTCCAAGTCCCTCGAGATCCCGGTACGTACCGGCATTCTGACGGCAGAGTTTGAGGGGGAGGCGGAAGAAGGCACCGACTCGACAAGCAGCTACGGGAATGAGACGGTGATCCCGTATCGCCAGACGGTAACCGTACCCATCACCAAGGACCTGCTTCAGGACTCCTCGTTTGACATGGAGTCCGAGATCATGACGGACGCTGGGGAAGCTTTTGCGGTTGGCGAGGGCACCAATTTCGTCTCTGGCAACGGGGTCAAGCGCCCCTCGGGCTTCCTTTCCAATGCTGCTCTGATCGCTGGTGCCACTACGTCGGCATCTTCGGGCACGATCAACGCCGATGACTTCATGACCCTGGAAGGGCTCATGAAGGATGGGTATAACCCGCTGTTCGTGTTCAACCGATCCACCATGGCGGCAGTTCGGAAGCTGAAGGCATCCACGAACCAGTACCTGTGGCTGCCCGGGTTGAGTGGCGGGGTCACCAGTACCATCCTGGGGTACCCCTACATCATCGCCCAGACCATGCCCAGCCTCACCGCCAACGCGTACTCGGTGGCTTTCGGGGACTTCCGCAGGGGGT